ATCTTACTGCCATTCTCTAACTCCATGGATCCTTTGTTCCAGGATATAATACCCTGTTGCATCCATTTAGGCAAGTTCTCGTATGCAGTCTGTAATCTACTGAGAAGTTCCCTTGCGGTTGCTGCCTTGTTTGCTAGGATGCCAATATTAACACTATCGTTAAAGACCGCGTAATGTAGAAGATAAGATACTACAGTCGTAGACTTACCAGTCTGACGTGGCATCTTACAGATGTTAAATCTTTCATTATGAAAATTGTGAATTAGTTTCTCTTGAAAATCATAGGGATGAAATTGTGTTAGACCCTCATCCAGAGAAACAATTTTAATATAGTTGTTAGCAAAATAAACGGGATCTTCTTTACACTTGACAAATTCAATGATTTGTTCTTCGCTAAATTCAACTGCCGTATTTGCTTTTTTTAGATTGGGATTACCAAGATACTGTTCACTCATAATAAAAACCTAATTCAACATCTCCAACGTTTACGTGCCTTACAGATTTTTTTATCTGGGGTCTTTGAACAATCAATATTATGCATCTTTCTCTGACCATTCGATCTGGCACAGAAAGACTTACGTCTATTTTTATCTTTACCTGTAGGATTTTTTCCGGTTACAGCAGTCTTTAACTTAGAACCTGGATTTGCACGCTTGTAAGCGTTAACGGATTTCTGACTCATACCATCAACACCGTCTTTACGGTTTGATTTCTGCCAGTCTTCCTTTACCTCTTTCTTACCATAAGTTTTACAAGGATCTTTACCACAACCACAGTTCTTTTTCTCGGGTTTTTCATGGGTATAACCCATCTTCTTCATACGAAGATGATCCTCTTCTGTATCGGCATCATATCCCTTACCAGTTTTTTGATCATACATCTTATGAGATTTAAACTCCTTTTCCTGAAGATCCATATCTGATCTCCAATCAGAGAAATGTGCTTTTACACAATTTGGATATCTCTTTCCAAACATTGTCTTCATACCCTTTTTCTTATATCCTTTCCAACACTTTTCATCAAGATTAGCAGCAACTTTAGCAACTTGTTTAGATTGCTTTGCGTGCATCTTAGAAGCACCTACTAACTGCTTTGAGATCTCTTTCAGTTTATCTTGTTCAGATTTTGCTTCATCAAGCATATCACTTCCAAGACCTTGAGATTGCTGAAGTGGTTCGTTAGAAATCAAATCTACTGATTCTACTTCAGTTGCATGGAAATCATCTCTCCAGTTGGAGAACTCATAATCTTCTTTCTGCATCCTATTTTTAATTGCGTCAACACCTTTTAATACAAGGGGGGCTAGTACAGAACCAGCAGCAATTGCTGCACCTATTTTTCCACCACGACCACGAGGACGAACCTTACCACCCATACCACGAGAACCTGGTGGTTTGAATTTAGAATCTAACTTGAAGTCTGGAGTTACTCCAACTCCTGGTCTATATCTACCTTGACCAGAAGCGGCACGTTTCGCTGCTTCAGTTCTACCTTGAACATCTGCTCTAGTAACAGTTTGTCTTCTCTGATAGGTTACGCGATCACTGCCACCTTTTGTATAAGTTTCGCGATAAGATGGATTTGGATTTGGGATATTTGGGAGTTTTACTCCAGTTTCTTGAGATTTCCTCATTCCTGCTAAAGTAGATCTAATCTTTTCTTCAGCACCTTTATTTGCTTTGATAAGATCCTCAATCTGAGAAGTACTCATTCCTTTGAGTTTATCCTCAAGACCTTCTAGAAGCACATCTTCTCTCCAGTTAGAGATCTCATAACTTTCTTTTTTGGTCTTGTTACCCCAGTTTTTAGCACCAACTTTACGACACTTAACTAGAGCACCTGATGCATATGCACTTGGCCAGACAGAATAACGAGACTTGACTTTGTGATAGCAAGCATCTTTCTTACCTTCATCAACCATTTCACCTTCTGGTTCATAATGTGCTTTATCTAATTTAATTCCTGGTTTCAGATTCTGTAATCTCTGCAGTCTTTCTCTTTCAAGATCCTGGTCAGTCTTCAAACCTCCATTGCCACCCATCTTAATCATATCCCTAGAACTTCTACCCCCAGCATCGCGTCGTTCAGCGATAACTTCTTCTTTAACGCCTCTTGCCTTGTTGATGGCATCTTGCATTTTTTGATTTCTAGATTTAACCTTCTCACCAACTTCTCTTGCTTTGTCCATAAGTTTCAATCCAGCAAGTCCTGTACCTATTGCTAAACCTGCACGAATGACATTTGCAGCACCTTCATCAATAGATTTTGATTCTTCTCTCCAGTTTGAATAAGATTCTGTTTTCACGTTGATTGCCTTCCCTTTTCTATTTGGATTTGGATCTTGACGTTGCTTTCTATTAAATGCCTTTTTCTCTTCCTTATCATCTAAATTTGCAGCCATTTTGCTGGATCCACACTTGGGTTTGGTTTTTTGCCCTGGTTGTTTGGCGCAGGGTTTTCCAGCGTATTTTCCACCCAATTGAACCCAACCAGGTTTGCCATCACTAGACTTACTCTTACCAAACCAGTCACGCAAAGAAGAATCGCCACTTTTTGATTCATCAATTTTATCTGCGTAACCAGCAGCGGCATCAGTGTCGTGTGCAGTGTCAGTAATCTTTGCTTGCATCCAAGCAGGAATATCTTTTTCTTTTTTACCTAATGCCTTTCTCAACTTTGCAATATTTGCTGCTGATTTTTTCAATTGAGATTGTGCCATAGCGACCTCATGATCACCATTTTTTCCTTCGCTTACTTTTTCTTTACCCCTACAATGGGATTTTTGAGAAAATCCTTTTGGATTATCGCAATCGATGGATTTTTTGTACTTTGCACTCCATGCTTCAGAGACTCCACCTCCGCCGCCTTCACCACCTCCATCAGAAGAGGAGCCATTCCCGTTGCCATTGCCATTTGAGTGATTTCCATTCCCATTACCATTCTTTTTTTTACCTTCAGTTTCCTTTTCATCCTGATGTTCATTATCCCGCATTAAATATCCCGTAGACATTACGTGATAACCTCTAGGAATTTTCTTGCATTTTTTAGAGGTATTACAATAGTAATAACCCTTTTTACAGGACTTTGCCATTATTTGGTGGGAGTGTCATTATTATTTAGAAAACCTTGTTTCAATAGTTTTGACAGTTCTGATGTAGACCCAACAAACAGTGCATTATTTGTAACATTGTTAGGACCTTTCTGTACCGAATCTTCCTCCAGATCTTTCACCTTCTTTTGTAAATCTGCCAACTTATCGGTAGTATCGGCAACACTTTTAATAAGTTGCCCAGCAACTTCATATGCTCTAGGACTAGCACTTTCACCTGCCAGTTCCATTATTCCATTTATTGCTTCTTGCCCCTTTTCTATCAAAGAGTACAAGTTTGCACGAGTATATTCATAATCTCTTGTGATATCATTTTTATCCTGTTTTAATATAGCAGGTTTTATTGGTTTTGATTCAACAATGCTACTTTCAATATCAAGTGCATTATCAATGGACTCATAACTATCTTTCATGATTATTAAATATCAGTTTGTCTAGAAGGAGAGTAATCTTTACTATCTGATAAGAACTGTATGTCCTCATCAAATCCAAAATTATCTCCGGGTTGTAGTAGTGCATGATCTACTGCATCAATAACACCATCATTATTTCTATCTATTTTAGAAGTTGGTGTAACTGTGTATCTAACTTCTCTCTTCGCTGTCTTGGTATTTGTATCAGCATACATATCAACCTGTACCTTGCGGATAAGTCCATCACTAGTATCTGCAATTGGACCGAACAGATATGTTTTTGCTGTAAACTGAAGTGTGTGAATTAATGCTCTTCTAGTATCAAATGAACCTTCATAATCATCTTGAAATCCAATTGATTCTAGGATAATTGGAATATCTCTTTTCTCTCCAATAGAATCAACCAAATCTACTGTAAGATTAAAGTGTGGTTGAAAGTATGGAAGTATTTGCTCAACAATTTGTAGAGAATCATCATTTAATTTTGAAAGAATATTTAATTCAAATCCAATGTTGTATGGAACAGGCATAAAAACTTTCTTTACCTTGCTCCCATCTTCACAAGTTTTGAATGTTTGTACTAAACTTGACTTTCTTGTAGAATCATATTGAATGGATGTCATTTCAAATGACATTCTTGGCATATTGATCTGAACTGCCTTATTCAGATCTGGTTGTTGAGTGATCTTTGCTAAGAACTTTTGTATTGGTCCGTAAGCAAGAGGAACTTTTATATCGCTTATACTATTTCCTGTTGAGTCTGAATGACGAACGTGAATATCATTGAATAATGTTCCAAACGATATAATCGTTTTTCTCATTATTTCATGATAATAATAATTTCCTAGCATTAATATGTACCAAATGGATTTGATTCGCTGAAGTCTAAGAGATCATCTCCGAGGGTTTCAAACTCATCGTTTTCTGTGTATTTATCATAAACATCGTCCTGTGCATAAGTTGATACGGGATAGGACGCTCCAGATGTTTTTCCAATAATGTTTTCACCAGTGAAGAATCCTGGTTGAGTTGCTGCAATACCAACGTTAGAAATTTTAAGAACCTTAGTATCATTATCCCATTCTTTAACTCTTGCCTCAAGTTGGGATCTTGATCCAATAATAGTTTCATTAAACAGATAATTACCAAGACCAGTTAATGTTTCGGGATCTGAAATAGTAACTGTTGGTGCAGATACATATCCTCTTCCTGGATCTTGAATGTAAATTGATTTGACAACAGTGTCTCCAGCAGTATCCTTTCCAAGAGATGTAATACCAGTAGCGGTAGTTGAAATTCCACTAGCAGTTGGTGCCTGAATTGTAACATTAGGAACCGTACTATAACCAACGCCATTGTCAGTCACTACAAATCTTATGACACCTTGACCTGTCGTTTCAATTGAACAAGTTGCAGCGGCACCAGTTCCACCACCACCAGTAAAGGTAATCGTTGGTGCTGCTGTATATCCAGCACCAGCATTTGTCAAGAGTAACTTTTCAATAGAAGTTACACCACCACTCGTTGTTAAGAATCCAACTGCTGTTGCATTATCACCGACTTGTCCAGTAGGTGAACTTGTGATGCCAATTATTGGTACGGAAGTATATCCACTACCATCATTGTCTAGGAAAATTTCTCTAATATATCCACTATTTACTGTTCCCTGAATAATTGCAGATGCAACTGCAGTTCTACCAACACCAACAAGTTGAAGAGTTGTAATGTATCCTTCGTCCTGAATTTGAACATCAATTTCAGGAATTGTAGTGTCAATTACTTCATCTTCATATTCAAAGAGTTCACACTTGAGTTGATAAACATAGTTCTTTCCTAATTGAAAGAATGGATCTTCATGCTCAACAAACTTGACTTCAAAAATTCTTTGACCTAATGGAAAATAAACAAGATCTCCTTCTCTAGGTCTTGTGGGTGTTGGCATAATGGAATCATCAGTTCCATCATCCTGACCTGCCATAAATGGTGCAATGAAATCTTCAAATCTCTCTTTTGAAATAGTTACAATTAGTTCGTCTCTTACACTGACACCAAATTTTGTTAAAATATCACCAGCGCCACCATATCCATCAAAAGTATTTACATATGCCTCAATTGCAAAATTATCATCAAATGCGGATGACTGAACTTCTTCGATAATAGTTTTTCTATTTACATATTTTCTAGGAATATATGTAACTTCAATACCATGAAATCTAAGGTGCTCGTTCACCAGATCTTGGACCAATCTTTGTTCAGATGCGGTCCCTTGTAGGAAAAAAGGATTAAGTGCCATTATCCAATAAGGTCTAGAGGTGGAAGTTCATATTCCATTGACATACGAGATTTGATCTCTGACAATTCTTGGTCTGCTTGCTGTAAAATTTCACCACCGTTCAATTCAATACCACCGGGAAGTTTTACACCTCTAAACTTACTGAGATTTCTTCCCCATTGACGCTTAATCAATGCTGTTAGATATCTTTTTACAAAACTATCATTATAAATTTGAATGAAAGATTCTGGATCAAGTGCTCTATAGCACTCAATTACAATAAAATTGCCTGCAGTTTGTGCTCCCCAATCAATATCCAAATATAATCTATCTTGTCTTTTATTAAACCTAACTTGCTTATCTGTTGTCAATAAATAATCAATATCTTCAAGATATGATTTGACCATGGAATATTGTAATAGTTCAAGTGAACTGAAATGGTAAAGATCATTCAAAAATAATTGATATTTGATACTAAACATCCCACCAGAGATTGAACTAGTATCAAATTTAAAAAGTCTTTCTACTCCAATTACAGAATCTGGAACTTGTATGAAATTTGAATTTTCATAGAAGTTGAAAGTAGTAGCAGCAATTCCAGTAGAAGTTGCTGTAGTGGTTACAATACCAACTCCAGTTTTACCGTCTACTTCATTTCCGCCAGCAACAGTTACTCCTTGCCCACGGTCAATATCATCTTGAGAAATTTCATATTTGAGATACATTTTCTCAACACCGTCATAATGACGCTCATTAAAGTATTGAATGGTATCATCAACCAGATCATCAATTTGGTCATCGTCCACATTGATTTCCAACACTGGAGCACCAAGTTGACGCAAACAGTAATCTATAAGTCCTTGCCTAGTTGATGGTTTTGCCATATTAACCTTCTAATTTTGCCTTAAGGTCAGCGTTTTCTTCTAACAGAGCATCTAATTGTTCCTGAAAATCTTGAGACAGAGTTGCTAACTTTGCCTCAAGAAGAACGTTTTGATTTGATACTGCTGCTAATTTAGAATTGTATATTTTAATGAGAACATTAACATCCACTTCACTTTGATTTTCCATTAGTTACCTCAGAACGTGCCCCCGTCAAGTGTTGAAGTCCAGTGGGGCTTATTAGTATATATTACACTAACATTATCTGGTTTTGCACCAAGACTTACAGTAGCACCATTGCCAGTAGTACCATTTTCTCTTCTCAAATTATTTGATGTATTGAATGTACCTTCAACACCAATCAAATCGACCGAGGGACCGTTATTAACTAATGATTCAACAATACCATATGCATTTGTAACATCTTGAACAACAAGATCTCCAACAGCAACGGTAATATTTCCATTAAGAGTAAGAGTATTTTTCGTGATTGCAGTTAAAACTTGCTTAGAAGTAATTACTGGAGATGCAGGTGCATTTGTTGATCTCTGTAAACCAGTGCTATCAAAGAATGCAACACCACCAGTGGCATAATCACCAGACTGATAATAGATACCCTTGATATCAAGGAATCCTTTAGTGCCTGCTACAACAGAATTTGAGATGCTAGCATCAGGAACATAAACCCATCTTCTGCTATCATTAGCATGAGTTCCGTGGTTATCGGCACCTGCAGTGCTTGTGGCGATGGAACTATCTTCCATACCAAAGAAACCAGTCTTGTTATCTGATAAACCAGAACCGATATTAAACGCGAAAGAAATACCTCTGTCGGTATTACTATCATATGCGTGAGTAATTGTAAGTTGTGAAGTTGTGGTAATACCACTAGTAATTATGTTACTATCAACAGTAACAATTTTTGTGCCAGTATTTACGGCAGTAACTGTTGAAATACCAGTAGCAGAAAGAGATGCACTTCCACTCAGAACATCACCAGGATTAATTCCAACAACAGAATCAAAAGTAATTGTAGCAATACCAACAGCAACGGGTTGCATTACTGTTCTTGAACTTGTTACATCACCAACATGTAAAATTGGATCATTTACAGTTTTTTGTGTGGAATTGACCTGTGTGGTCATACCATCAATCTGAAGGTTACCCTTAATAATTACAGTTCCCTCATTACTGAGACCATCGGGATATGGATCAATATAGAGAGTATCATTACTACCTGGGGTTGTAGAAATGACATTATCTTCAATTCTTATGTCACCGAAGAAGGATTGTCCACTTATTGTGACTGATGTATTGAAATCCCAAGGAGCACCAGTTACTTGAACAGAATTTGTACCATTTTCATCATATTCAATTCGCGAATCCTTATCATTACCAAGTGCTAGATATGTGTCATCTGGTATTACAATTTCACCTGTTCCATTTGGATCAAGAATAATATCACCATCTGTATCAGTTGATGATAATGTATTTGTGTCAAGTCTTAAATTATCTACGTTCCACTGATCAACCTTAAGGGATTCTGCACCACCCAAACCAGTATTAGGTAAAGGAGACATTAAAGCAGCAACACCTTTATCAAGGTTTCTGGTATTAGTTGCTGCAATGTTTGCCACAGTTCCAGGAACGTGGTCCATCATTGCAGTATAATAACGTCCACCAATAGTTAAGACGTTTGTACCATCATCACCAATGAATACTCTATCTTTATTTTGATAGGCAGAATTGGTAGCACTACCAATACCTGTTGTATACCCTAATTCACCCCAATTAAGTAGTGATGGTTTATCAGTGCCCGAGGATCTTTTGATCCTGATAATACTTGCCATGTCAGAAATTTCCTCCGTTGATGTCTAAATTCTGTGTTGCACCTGGTGTCAATTCTAAAGTAGCAACCCATTTCTTTGTGCTACTGTTATAAACAAGAACCATGCCATTTTGCAAATTTGTGGCACTGACATCACTTAGCTCTGCCAAAGAGAGACCTTGAGCACCAGCAAGAGAAGATATAACTTTTACTGCTGGTTGTTGACCTACTCTGACTTTGATTTCAGCCATTTATATACAACTCAGGATGTAAATATATTTATATTCCTTCAAGTCCCAATCTTGAAACCACTTCCTGTTGCTTCAGATAAAGTTTTGCATACGATTTTGCAATATCTTTTAGAGTCTCTTTATCATCACAAGAGTCTATTTCTTTAGCAATCTTTGCATATTGAAAACTCTTTGATAGATTTTCAAGTGTAATTTGGTCAGGATCCATTTGTAAGTTGCCTCAAAAGTAGTTTAATTTCTTCAATGTCACTTTTAATTGTATCAAGTTCTTCTCGTTCTGTTTGTCTTCGTTGTTTCATCCTCATATATTGAGAATAACCGGTACTATCCGTATTGAGGATAGCACCAGTGCCTTTGTCTCTAAAAAGGTTGGTTTCACCTTCTACTTTAATTAAATCTTCATCTTCCATTATGCTAGTGCAATTGCTCTAAAATCTTTGAGTTTAACTGGTGTTGATTCGTTAGTGGATGATAATACAACCTTAATTGCAAATCCATTAAACTGGTCAAGACTATTAGCAGTGAATTGATATTCAGAGAATCCTATAGTATCGTTTGCTGGTACGAAAGCATCCGCTCTTCCAGTATTTCTTTCTGGATCAATAATGCGATCTCCAAATCCATCACCATCAGTATCTCGCAGATTATCATAACCTGGGAATGATACAAACTTTTGATCAATTTCGGTAGAATCTGCTTTGAAAAGTTGATAGAAGACTCTAAAATCAGCGCCTTCTTGTCTTTGAGCAGCAATAATAACTTTCAAACTTGTTGCAGGTTGTGCCAAAGAAATTTGCTTTGTTACAAATACTGCACCATGTGGATCACTCTCTATTGAATTTGATCTAGCATCATCAACAAAATTGGTAATAGGTGTATTTGTTTTATTTCTACCAATAACAAAAGTTGAATTCTGTAAATCCATTACTGGAGAAAGATCTTTATTCTCACTAGTAAAATTAACTCTCATAGTGAGAGATTTATTACGTGGGAGAGTACTCAATCTTGCAAGTTCATTTGTTCTAGATGCAACCATTCTAGGTGTATTGAAGTTAATCGTCTTATTCAAAGTGACTGGTTCAAAACCTTGATCAACAAATGAAATTTCATTTCCACCAGAACTTGTTCCTGAGATAGTTCTGATTTGAGAACTTGATGCAGTTCCTTTACCTGGTGTGATGATATTAAATTGTGGTTCAAGACTACTAAACTGATAGTTCTGAGAAATACCTACAGTATTTCCTCCAAATCCTTTCTGAGATGTGAAGTTAAGCATTCCTGTTCCAGAATTTCTAGATGTTGGGAATGCTGTTGTTCTATCAAACTCCAAGAAATAGTTATCAAGATTTGAACTATTAGATCTATATCCTGCATATGATACATTTTGAGGAGTATTAATTCTCATCAGAGAAACGCCATTAACCTCATATGGTTGAATTGATTCGCCAACAATATGAGAAGATTTAGAAGAACTGTTGAGTCCTCTAGAATCAATTGTAAGCGAACCCGCATTCCCTGTGCCAGAAGCAATTGCACTATAAGAAATAACTTCATTATTGAGAAGTGCATATCCACGACTTGTGCTAATACCTTCAAATCTACCAAAGACTGTGGTATTAGCAACAGAGACAACAGTATCAGTTTCACCAAAGTTTGCAGTTACCGTTGTCTTTGTGGTATCTGGAAGAACATCCTCAATATCAACAATATTGTTGGCACCGTGATGAGCATGATTATGTTGTTTGATTCGGAATACATTTCCTTTATACAAATCATCAATAAGCGATGATGTTCCATTGACAGTTACGCCAGAACTCGTTCTGGTAGATTCATCAAGTGGATCAGTATAATGATGAATTGCTAGAGTATTTGTGAAGTTCTCTCCTTGAACATCTGTAAGATAAAGTGCGTCTGCCGCACCAATACTGGTAAGAGTAAATTTAGCACCAAAACCTTTTCTAGATGCTGTTGCTAGAGATGAAGTGACAATTCCAACGGTTTCGCCTCTAACATATCCATTACCTACAGATGAAATTGTAATTTCATCAACATTACCAAACGAATCAACAGTCAATTCTGCAGTTGCGCCAGTTCCTTTACCAGTTAAAGAGGAAAGTTGAACACCAGATACAACTGCACCAGGTTTATAACCAGAACCACTACTTGCAATTGAGACATTGCCAGACCCAGCAATTGCAGGACCACCAATATTTTCAACATAACCAGTTATACTTGGTCCAGTGCCAGTTTCACCAACTCTTACACCAGGTTTAACATCAGCACTCAAAGTTCCACTAAGAGGTAACTTAAGTTTTCTTGGGAATCCTTCAATTGGATTATCGTCAAGATCTGTACTGTTATCTCCTTTTGGAAGAATGTCACTATTATAGAAAGTAACTGATCCAGAATTAACAAACTCTGCTTTATAAAGTTTGAATGTTAAATCTTGGAACTGACTTGGTGTCCAAATCGTACCATTTTGAGACTTAAAGAGGGATCCGCCAATATATTGCTTGGTTACAACTACGTTCTGAACATCAGGAAGATTTGTGGTTCTGACCGTCTTTTTACCCATAGTTGCTGTCCACATCTCATAACCATCTGAAGCTGGTGAGAGAATAACAATAGCATATTCAGTATCTGCTTCCAAGAAAACAGGTGATTCAAATCTTATTCTTGTGGGGATTGGTTCAAATGGATTTGAAGTATTGATTCGAATATCATTAGGATTCAATGCAATTTGTGTGTAGTCTTGAACTAGGAAAGATGTTGGTGTTCCCAACTCCATTGTTCTCAGTTCAACAAAAACTTTGGCTCCAGGATCTTTTGTAGCAAAATACAAGTCAAATGATGTTAAGAATGCACCTTGCCCATCAACAGTAAATGATTGTGCCAATGGATCTCTATGTGGCGCTTTTACCTTTACCTCAACCTTAGTTTTCTTTCTTTTGGGTTTGGGTGGATTTCTAACAGAAATACGACTGGTCTCTTGTGTCAGAACAGTTCCACTACCACTATAAGATCCAAGTGCTTCAGAAGCGAATACTGTAGATCCAGGAAGAACTACTGTATTAGGTGGAACTGCAGTGACTTTTACGGTCTTAGTTCCACTCTTAACTCTTACTGGTGGTTTTGGATTTGAATTTGGATTTCTGAAGAAAAAGTTTGCAACAATATCTCCCCAATTATCAGAAATTAATTCTGCACGATCAATTCTACAAACTGCACCAGAGGTACGACCAACAACTTTAGAACCTTTTTCTACATATCCATAGAATTTTTCCCCTCTAGAGAGTACCCTTACACCAAAGTTGATCAATCTAGATGTAGCAGAATATGTATCGCTAGGTGCTGGTCTATTTCTATTGTATGGATCAGTAGAATAAGTTTCTACAAGAACTGATGGGGATCCAAGACCAGCACCAATGTCTGGTCTAGAAGTATCACCAAATTTATGATTTGGTTTTTGAATCCTCATCACACCAATTTTTTTACCTGTGGAATCAAAAACATTCGCTTCTTCAAAAACCTGGAAAGTTCCAGATACCATAGTCATTTCACATAATTTTGGAACAACGTCAACCTGCTGACTATCAAGATACAAATAATGTTTTGTATAGGGTCTCAAACCATTGGCATTGAAGTATACGTTTCTTGAACGCATCCAAGGATCTACTTCTCCAGAGATCTTTACATCCTCTACATAATTAAATTCTCTTGAAGGTCCTTTAAGTTTTGGTTTATACTTGGTTGTTGTAGTAATTGTAGTAGTTGTAAATGCTCTAGTTTTTCTTTCACCTCTACCACCACCTTTTTTATAGGTAACGTATTCAGTTTTCTTATCAACATCCTTAGTAGTTGTTGCTTCTTGTTTCCACTTAGCACCTGTTGATTCAGTTCTATGATTATTAACATAGATTGTTCTAACCCAGTTATCAGATTGAGGATCTAACTGAACACCACCAACAAAAACAATGACATTAAATGGATTGACATTTTCAACATTGGTGGCATGAGGTTGATCAAGCCAACCAATTTCTTCGTACTTAAGTGTCAGAAGATCACCAGTCTTTTGAATATTTGAATCTAACAGTCTTAAATTCTGTGAGAGATCTGATTTAGTTGTATCAATTGCAGGATCAAATGCCAACTGTGCATCCATTGACCAGAAATCTACAGGAGCAATAGCAGTTGCACCTTCTTTTGCAATATCAAGAGTTGAATATCGAGGATCCATCAAAGACTTATCTCTGAAGTCAGATACAATAAATCCAGATTTGAATCTATCAAGACCATTAGCATCGGTAACTGCTAATGTTTTTGCGTTCATCTCTAACATTGAGAGACTAGTAACTTCTTCAAGATTTTCAATTCTATCTTCAAGTTTTCCAATATCCCTCATTGTAAATCTTCTATTATCACGAAGAAGAATTTGAGGTTCTGATGTTGGGTTAAACAAGAAAGGAGGGTAAGAAATCTGTGCGATTTCCATTGCATCATCTGCCAAAACTGGTGGTTGTGGGAAATCTGAAGGTTCTCCCTTAATTACTTCAACATCACTAAGACGATTAATTGTTACAAGATCAATTCTTGGGAGATAATAACTATATCCTAGGAATGAAGACTCATCTGGTGAAACAACATACTTATAGTTGTACTCATATTCTCTACTAGAAAATGCAAAAGGTGACGCATTAGTTGCCACATCAAAAGCGGAAACTCTTGGTCTAAAATCTAAAAAGTCTGATGCAAGAAGACCATTTGGAAGAACTGGAAGATCACTTCCATATCTGTCTTGAGAGTAAGAATTGACCGTAAAGATATCACCAGTATTATTTGATCCTACAGCATAGGAATCAAAAATTACTAACAATTGACGAGAAGGAATTGCAACACCATCTCTTCTTATAATTCTAGAATAGTCACAATATTGATGACGATGACCTTTATCCAATCTGTAATTTGGAGTTTTATTAACGTAACTTCCAGGATTTATTTCTTGGATAACTGCTGATACTGCAGATTCTTTGAATTGAACAATTTCACCAACTGTAAAATTATTTGTATTCAATTTTACATAATCAATAGAGTTTGCTGTTGTACGAACAACTTGAGCAACTGCTCTACTATCTTTACCTACAATTTTTTCTCCAACTAATACATTCTGGTCTAAAGCAAGACCTGTTGCAAATGTTAATTTATCAAGAACAGGTGCAGAGGTATCGGTAGATTCATAAATTGCACGAACATTGACTACATCAGGTACGTTTAATGAAATTTCTTCATCTTCAATTCTTGTTCCATAAAATTTGCTAGTTGTTAAACCTGCAACTACAGAAACTCCACTTGTTCTAACAATTGATAAAGTATTGGATCTAGTAAAATCTTTTGTTTTATTGGTAACAGATCTTTTTCTCAACGTAACGTTGACAGTTACTGGATTATTATTGGGTAAACCAGAGAATGTTACAGAGTCTCCATTAGAATTGAGGGTAAACATTCCACTGTTCAGTTCTACAGGAGAACCATTATTTTCAGTGATTGTATATCTCTCTGCATCAAATGCTTCATAAAATACGCTTGTAATTCCAGCATTTACGTCAAGAGCATCTGCCACTGTCAATGTAAGACTATTAGAAGATACAGACTTACCTGTAATTTGTTTTGTGATAGTTAATTCCGAACTTGCAAGATCAACGGAAGAAATTTTTTCAACTGGAAGTGTAGAGTATAAACCATTACTACCATATTGCCTGATTCTGGGAACCATCAGGGAGAATGTATATCCAGATGCATTGTTTACAACAGTACGTCGGTTAACACCCGCGACTATTACAGGAGTAGCTGCTAAAGTTATTGCAGTTCCATCTGCGCGAATTGCACTAACTCTATTGAAAGTTGGATCTGCATTACCAGTTTGATACTTGATAATGCTATTAACTTTAATTCCACCCTCTTTTGGTGTAAAGTTTCTACCAGCTACCCTACCTGTATTTCCACCACTAACAACAAGTTGATCTTTTGCACCAAAATCAGCAAGTTCTTGCTCATAAAGGACAGTATCTGCAATAAAGTTTGTGTGTAAACTTGTGTTTAGAGCATCAGAATCTTGGAATATTGATTTAATGTCTGATGTGTCAAAGAAACTAGATGCAGTAATAGAAGTCTTATACTCCCCATTTTCATTGATAATGATTTGCTCACCAACTATGAATTTTCCTGAAGTTTGCGTTAAACTATAACTATTTCCACTGGATGCCGACAAATATCCAGTAGCACCACTAGAGAGACCTCTAAAATATGAAGTCAATGGTACTTGATCTGTTTGATTATATGTATTAGCGAGTGTCAGAACTGTAAAAGTTTGAATATCATAGAGGTATAAATCCCATTCAGTTGAATTATTTTTATATGGTGCATCGGATACACCAAACCAATATACTCTTGCCTCACCCACTTTCGTTGTTAATCCTGCACCAGATGCACTACCAACATTAGTATTACCCGATCCGTTTCTTCTTTCACCATACAGTTCGATAACGTTAGAATTAGTTCCACCACCTGCTGCGGTTCCACCAATATTGATATATGGAGTTCCGTGAACATTATTAACCTTGACTAAACTTCCAAGAGCAAATGAGATGTTTGAATCCTTTACTCTTTTTGTGGTTCTTGGTTTTTCTACATCAATTACACTAGATCCAACAAGATCAACATCGAATCCTCTAACATATGCAGTTCCAGCAGAGACTCTAACACCCATCAAATCATTTGTGGGGGTATTACCTTGGTCAGTTACCTCATCCTCTCTGAAGAGACCACCGTTGCCAGTCTCATTGTTCAGTGAATCGACGACATCTACTACGAAATTATCAACAGCATAATTTCCAGACTCCTCAAAAGTTCTCTTAGCAAAGTAGTCTTTAATAATATTATAGTTTGATTTATCTTGAAGTTTTTTGATTACACCTTCATCAATTTTTACCAACTCAACAAAAGTGGTATCATCATAATCAGTAAGTTGTTTCTTAGTTAATCTAAGTTCAATTTTAAGTCTATCTGCTCCAGGTGCAGCATAGTTTGTAAAACCTTTTGCATTATCGTTTATACTTGGATCTTGATCTGAGTTTATGATTTCCTCAATAATATCAAATCCAACTCTAAATGATGGTTCATTATCATAGGGATCAAGAACAATTTGAGATTTTTGAACATCAACAAATGTTCCTCTGATAAAATATACACCTTCCGCAACACCTACAGCATATCCAGTTTTAGTTGCTTCTACCGAGTTTAATGTGAAGACAGTATCACCAATTACTAATGTTGTATTACCATAGGTTATATTTTCTTCAAGTTCTAATATCTCACCATCTTCAAATTCAACACTAGTTCCGTCAACAGCACCGTCTTGATACTTGACAAATAAAGTAATCTCTTCAACACCCTCTTCTGGTGGTAAAAGATATCCTTTAATAGTTCCAATAATTTCAGAATTTTGCCCCTTTACCTTCGTACCTCTACCATTGTTTGCATTTACAATAGCATCCAAATATATTGTAACATCTAATCCTAAGTGATCTTTATTTACCTTTACTGTAGTAAATGCATTATCACAGGAGATTCCTCCAGGAATCACCATAGAACCTTCTTTGAAGATATGACTACCAAAGGATTCTATCTGATTCTGCAGAATAGATTGAAGACCTGTTAACTCTCTAGCCTGAACAGGATACCCAGGCTTAAACAGAACCTTATAAAAATTATCTGCCTTATCAAAGTCATCGTAATAAGGGCTTACGTTTAAATTCGTCTTTTGTGGCATTTTTTAAAATTCCAGTATAATTTTGAGGTCTTCTTTTTGGCGTGCGTTTCTAGCAATGCTAGCCCTATTGTCAAGATAAATTAATTGTCCTGACCCTTTATTTATTTCAGGAGATGCCATCCCACTTGTGAAGTCAACGCCAAGATTAATTAACTTTGTTCCGGTTGGATTAGTTGTAATTCCTGCAAAAGCAGTGTCAATTGATGCTGAAAAATTAGATATCTTTCCAGTAACTACACTTGCGGATGATTCAAAATTGTATGCTCTTCCACTTGTTGATATTCCAGTATAATCTTGCTGATTAAGAGTTGTTGCATTATAGTAGAGGGATCTGTCTCTAAAATACTTCAAAACTTTAGTTTCACTATCATATGAGGCAACATATCCGAATGCCTTTCCTCCGGTTAATAAGTTTTGTTCAATTTTTTCGCCAATTTTTGGTGTTCCTGTGATTGAAAGGAATTTAAATGAATTTAATCCAGAGAATGTATTTTCTTGATAATTATCACTAGTTCCAGATTTGGTTGGATTTTTTACGATACCTACCTGAGCAAAACTTGTATCAATTGGAAAATCTTTTGTTGAGTCATCAAATCTTGCATATACAAGAACTTTATCAGTTCCTAACTCGGTATAAACATCAAATCCATGACCCTTTGCTGGAGGAATCACAGGAATCAAATGTGCGTTAGTACCAGTAGTATTGGAATTGATGGATCCTAAATCAACCAGAGCATAACTGTAATCTTTTCCACCAGAAGTTACGACAGTATTTGTAATTTTACCGCCTTCAACATCAACTCTTACCTTACCACCAGTACCATCACCAATAATGCTCATTTCTTGCCCTAAACCATTTGCATAGTTAGAACCAGAATTTTGAATGAAAACCGTTTTTATCTGATTCTCATTTATGTCAGAGTTTGCAGCTTCTCTAATAGATCTTATTTGTGCGTCAGTGCTAGTTGACCACTCATTTGGTACTGTAATATATTCTGTTGAATCGAACTTAATAATATCACTTGGACTAATAGTAAACAAATACTTCCAGATATATCCATCACCACTATCACCTGCTCTAGATGGTTCTAAATCTGTAAAGGTTGGTTCATCCTGAGATACATTACCTTTTGGATTATCGCCACTAGAACCATTTTCAATACAGATATAAACTCTGAAATCACTGTTAATTACATAGTAATTTGCATCATACAATCTAGATGCATTTGATAAAGGAGCAGGATTTGTGATGCTATAGTCATCACGATAGATTTCATATCTATTACCAGAAACCCAATCAATTCTTCTAACAAGTCTCCTTACGTTAGCAGAACTAATTTTTTTCCCATAAAGAACAACATCACCAGCATGACTATTGTATGCAAGGTTATCAATGGGGGAAGGTGGGTTAGTATTCCAAGCAACAGTTCTACCATACCCAACAATAGTTGGATTTGGTAGACCTACAGTAATGTAATATGAGTTAGAAGAATTTTCTACTGACTCAACAAAATTGCTGGCATTTAGAATTCTAAATTGATCAGTAACAATTGCTGACATCGTTATCTTTTTTATATATTTATAGTAGATTATAGAATATAGAAATTCAGAATATTATCTGATTGAATACTTACACCATCGGCGCGTGGTTTTGTGGAACGAACTGCTCCAGTTTTACCTTCACCAAAGTTTCCTCTTCTTTGAATAGTTGGGAATGTTGACAACTCTGAATCAACTGTTAGTCCAGTGACTCCGATTGCAATACCATTTCTATTATCATAATTAAATATTCTTCCCCAAGATAAAGTTCCAAGAGAAGTTGTCAATCCTGCATTATTATCATCAAAGTTTCCATTTTCCAAAATTCCAATAATTGGACTGTTGGAATGGACGTTACAAGTAATTTCTGCGTTTGAAGCAAGACTTGTAATATTATTTACAATATAAACATTGTCTAAGAATGTAGTACCAATACCAACAACCGCACTATCGCTACTATTTACCGAGGTTACTCCATTTCCAACTGTTGTGTTATAAATCATTACAGGATAACCGACCTGTAAATCTAAAGCATCAGAAGCAACTTCTGCTTCTCCATTAACACCATAATCTTTCATTGCACGGAAGTTAAACTTAAGTGCTAATGGATGACCACCCGTACCAACAGAAGTGCTGATTCCAGTAATAATTCCACTAAATCCTTGAACATTGCTAACATTAGAAACATTCTCTGATGCTGCTCTTGGTGTTTCAATAATTATCTGTGGTGGATTTGTATTTGTATATCCAAATCCAGAATTTGTAATTGAAATAGCAGTAACTTGACCATTGGATATAGTGGCAGTTCCAGTTGCAGTGGTTCCAATTCCAACACCAATTTCTTTTGGAGCAGAAAATTTGATATCTGCAGAAGTAACCGTATATCCTACACCAGCATTTGTGATTGATACATTAGAAACAGTTCCAGCAACCGAAACTGTAGAAGTAAATGCAGCAGAGACTGGTTCAATAGAATCCATCATAAATGCATCAAATGTAAATGTATTTTGACTTAAGTCGAGAATTATTTCATCATAATCAAAGAATTGTGCATTATCAACAAAAATATCAGAAGATGTGGATGAAACATCACCAATGATTCTTGCTGTTGGGAATACTTTAGTTTCTAAAATTGGTCTTACTTTACTAATAAGATCCCCTTTAACAAATTTGTCTTTTTTCTGTTTGATCCAATCAAATGGTCTGAAGATAGTATCATTAACACCTGGACCACTGTAAATATCTGTCTCAAAGATATCTGATCCGGTGATTTCAGTGATACTTCTTTTGCGAAGTTGATCTGCAGTTTCATTAAAATTGGGATGCTTTCTTACAAAGACTTCATCACCAATCTTAATAGTTTCAGTAGTTTCAACTTGAGTAACATCTACACCATCAATACCTAAGTAGAAGAAAATATCAACTTTATCATTTGCTTTGGGTGATTCAGTGAATACGAATGATGTTCCGCCAGTAAACTGATATGCATATCCAGGAGTCTGTAATACTCCGTTTACAAATATAATAAGAACAGAATCTAAATCAATTGCAGAAGAAAGTGGATTATTTACATCCAATTCAAAACTAAGCAATTCACCTCTATAGAAGAGCGGGAATCTCTTTCTTGAACCATTTTGGAATCCAAGTACACTATCAATGTAATCCATTTCACCAAATGACCAAGACGAGAATTTATCATTGAATGTCTCAACAACTTCAAGTTGGAAAGGATTGACTGGTGTGGCAAAGTCTTTTGCTGTAACAAGACCAACAACCTCCATAACGTCGCCAGGTTGGAATCCATATCCAGATCTTGAGATCTTAAATTCATCAATAAGGAATAATGTAGACCCAATTCCAACACTTGTTCCTGCAGATCCAACTGTTAAGTTCAGGAGCAAATTCTTACCAACTTCAGTTGTTGCACCAATACCAAGTCTTGATACACCAACGATTTCCATATTTTCATAATTTGGTTCTGGAATAATAATTGATGGATTAATATATCCTTTACCAGGATTTGTGATTGTAAAGGATAATGTTCCACCAATACCAACCGATGCTTCAATAACGGCACCAGTTCCTCCCCCACCTGCAGATCCAACACCAACACTAATTGTATTTGTGGTGAAGGTGGTAATACCCAAAGTTGCTCCTGCAGCAGGATCAGTTGCTCTTGGATATGGTTGCTCAGTAAAGAAGTCATCATCTGAGCAAGTGAATACTAAACTATCCGTTGCAATTTGAATAGTGTCAGCAGTATCTAATCCATGATTGGAAATAGTTAATTGAAGAACTCCGGTGTGAGAAGTAAATCTAGCATTTGTTGGTGTGAATGGACCACCACTGCTTGCAGTAATGCTATTATTTGTGGATCTTACAAATCTGTGATCATATGCAAGATCAGTAACACCAATAGAAACTGGTGATCTATATCCAGAACCAAAGTTCTGAATAAAGTGTCTTGCAAGAGTTCCACCACCCTCATATGTGTGAGGTATAGTGCTAGGACCAACTTTGATTGCAGCTTCAGTTGCTGAAATAACATTGAATACATCTACTGGATAATCATAATCTGGGAAGATAGTTGTTGTAACGCCAGAATGTGCTGAAGCACAACTAAATTCAAGACTATCTAATTTTACTCTATCACCACCTCTAAGATTATGTGAATCTGTAGTTTCAATTTCTAAAATACCACTTACTTCATTATAAAGTGCTGTGCTAATAGAAACTGCGGTAGTAATAGTATTAATTCCAATAATATTGGTAATCTGACCAGTGGAATTCTTTTCTGCTTTAACTTTTGCACCAAGAAGGGGTGCATATCCAAGACCTGGAGTAGATCCTAAGGAAACAATAAGTCCACCTCTTGGAATTTGGTTTTGATTGATATCGAATTTGGATTCAATAGGTGAACCATCAACAGAACTGATTCCAGTGTAGATAACACTGCTGATTCCTGCAGTGACATCTCTAGTAAATTCGTAAGTATTACCTGCATTGTTTTCAGTAGATGGTGTTTGGAATACGCCATTAATGAATAGAATACCATTTCCTGAATCAACGCCAGTTGTAACAGCACCACCAACTTTAAGTGAGAAAGTTTTTCCGATTCCAGTGAATTCGTCAGAAATATCATCAAATACCATATTAGAATCATAATTAGATCTTAAAAAAGTTCTTCCAGAGAATGCTGCCTGTACATATGGCAGATTGCTCTCATTTCTTCTTGCTCTATTATTTCCTTTTGGTGGATCAGTAAAGTGAACTTTATTCTTAACAATGTTGAATGAACCTCTATAAATCTGAACGTTAGCGCCATCAAAGTGAGTTGTTGCTGCAGTTCCGACTGTACCTCTCTTAACAGATACTGTTGGGAAAGTAGCACCAGCACCAGAAGCGATGATACCACTAATTGGTCCAAGAACTTCACCAGTAACATTGGTACTAAATCCAACCTCAACAATAGACATAAATTCATCATCAACTAAAAGTAAATCTCTTGGTTGAATGGAAGAAATACCTGAAATGTTGAATGTAGAAATTCCTGCGCTTATACCACCAGTTAAGTAATGACCATTATGATCTAATCTATGATTAATTGGAGTAAAGGTAATAGGTTGTTGTACAATTCCATCAATTGCAATAACACTCTTACTCAGTTTCTTAGTAAACTCTAATTCATGAGAATTACCTTCCCCAGCATTAGTGAATGTTACAAATATCCCAGATCTTGCAAATTGTGGCGTTGTTGCAAGTTTGAATGTATCTGGAGTAATTGCAATTGGATAAACTTTTTCAGGAAGTCTATCGGTAACAATACCTGCATAGTTGGAGGTTGCACCAATACCCATTGCAGTCTGTCCAACACCAACAAACGTTGATTTTGGATTGTATAGAAGTTCTTCTCCAGTATTGAAGAAGTGATCTTGCATTGTGAATAAACCACTTGAATAATTAAGTAATGTTGTATTACTAGGATCAAATTCCTTCATATAGATTGGTTTGCCATCATGTTTGATTACAAAATTGGTCCTATTTGCTCTAAGACCATTCAATCCATCATATGCTGTAAGGAACAATAACTTATTAGTTGGTCCATATGAAAGTGGATTTGCTTGATTATCAAAATCCATCTCTCTATAGAAGACTTCATTGAAAGATTGAAGTTCTACATTGTAAGGAGAATCTGGATAGAAGTTAAGATAGAACTGATTTCCAACACGTTCACCACCAAATGTACCGAGACCAGTAACATTATTTGTTGCCGAGAATGTTCCAGGAACAACAACAATATCTCCAACTCTGGAGTTTGCCATAATAGCAACTTGATGTATTGCTGATGTAGTTCCAGCAGAAACACGGACAATGGAAGCAGCAGAGGAGATAGATCTTATATCAAAGGTACCCGCTCTAACAACATTAGATCCAAGTCCATTGACAGACTCATATCTTGCACTCTTCTCTGCACCTACTGGTTGATTGTTGAGAAGGAATCTATAAGTTCCAATACCAGCAACTGTATTTGCAAATCCAACTATATTGCTACGTACATCAATAAATTCATTGCTGGCATTATATGCAGTAATTGATACAATACCTGCTGAAGTATCGTGGAATGCACTTATAATCCCAACACTTGAATTACTGTAAGAAAGTGTTTGTGCATCAAAGTAATATTCACTTACATAAGTGTTTGTTCCATCAAAGTCAATTGTTGCCTCAATATAATTTGTATCGGATGTAAATCTATTTGAAACTTCAATACTCGCAAACAATCCATTAAAATCTGAATCTGTAAATTGTGCAATGACTTTTGTATTAGAACTAATTCCAGTTGTTACACTATTGACGCCAACAAAAGATGAAACTAAATCAACAGATCCAAAACTCTCAGTACCGATTCCAGAACTTCCAGCAGGTAATCCCTGATACAGATATGTTTTCTTCAGAACTTTGATATCATAATCAGTATCAAATGCATCAACAGGAATAAACTTTAGAACTTTTCTATCACCATCCTGAATTTCTGCTTCAAAACTACCAAGTTTATTCTTTGTAAATGTAGTATATTTCTCAAACAAGAATATATTATTTGTTATAGATTGGACTACAAGTTCACTCAATTGAGTATCTTCAGTGTCTGGATCAACAATTTGAATAAGATATCTTACATGATTATCAAGGAAAGAAATTTCTTCAATTTCTAAGAAAGTATCTTTAAATCCTCTACTGGAGAACTGTTCACTAATATCATCATGAATCAACACTCTGTTTGTTCTACATTCAATAAAATCTGTTAATTTTCTATTTTGAATTTGTAAAGCATTGGATTGTGTTAGTCCAGTAATAGAACTTACTCGTGGATTATTATCAAGAGTATTATCAAAGTAATTAACAGTATCAACCCTTCTTTCATTAACAACATCCAGAATCACAATAGAAGTAGTAGTTCCTCCAAGTCCAACTCTACTTGACGCTTTAGATGATACCCCAACATCTGCAAAGTTTTTAAGACCTGCAGGGTGAACTATGCTATTAACAGGAGTTGAAAGTTCATCCCAAGTTATTGGACTCTTGATTGAGTATGAAAGATTCTGATAATAGTCATTGTTTGGTGTTACTTGATAATCTTGACTGATCTTACCAATATCATTATTCCAACCAATATTATTCTTAGAAGAATACTCAATTTCAAACTTACCTCTCTTTCTGTCTATAGAGGTTACATCTGCGATTGTTCCACTAATAAATCCTTTAATTGTATCACCCGCAAAAAGATTCGCCCTACCCTTTACTTTAATATAATCATCTCTCACCAAAGAAACAAATAGATCTTGTCTAGTGTATCCTTGTCCAGAATCTAGATATAATCTTTCATTTTCTACAAAAGAACCCCTTTCCTGCTCAATAGTAATTCTTGGATAATTAGATTCATTGATTAAAGTAGCATATCCAGATTGGAAAGTTTTTGCAATACCGGCATTCGTGGTTAAACCAACTCCAGAGTCATCTACAAGTTGGAAGGTCAAAGATGCTGGACTAGTATTAGCATATTGAATGACCTTGAACATCTGATATTCATAATCTTGAGAATTGAATCCAGATCCATCTGGAGATGCCATTTCAATTCCTTCAACAAAGATTTTATCATTCACAGCAAATTGTGGTGACGCATATCCAAGTATGGGAGTTTTAAGGACACAAGTAGCGATTCCTGTAGGTCCACTAACCATAGACACAATACCAACACCATTCGAATTGTTGATAGCGATTATTCTATGAGGTTCTGACTGCAATCCAAATATAGGTGCAATCTGCTCTACTTCAGAAATAGAACCATTTGGTGCAAATGCAAGAAGTGTAGTTGAGTCTACGACTTTCTTTGTGGTATCATTCCAAAGTAAAAGATCAGGATCACTCAGATATCTCTCACCACCAAATTCAATATTAATATTCTTGATTACATCTAAATTATCAATACTTACGATAGGTGGAACAAATGCTTCGGGCCTTAGCGTTCTATCAGATGCATAGTCATAACCAATATCTCTAAATCTAGTTGTTTTAATTCTACCAATAGAAGTTGATACGCCTAATATATTTGCATTGATACCATTTGTAGATGTTACATCCTTGAACTTAGGAAGTCTTTCAAAGTTAAATCCTTTAGATAAAACTCTAACTTGAGAAATACTACCATTTAATGCGGTCGAGGATCTTGTGAAGTAATTGATTTCATCACATTGCTCATCATCATATTCCAAAACATCAGGGTAAATTTTTGGAGAAACACTGAATTGTGATGTCGCTGTCGTTGATAATCCAAATACACTGTAAACACCATTGTATTCACTATCAACATAGTTAATTTCTGAATGATTTAATACCTCAGTGTCTGCTGTACTAATATATCCACCCTTTGATAATCCATAATACAGTTTGGTTGGAATACTAGGAGAATGTTTTACCGTGAGTGTAGCATTAGAAAGAGATCCAATTCCTACACTACCAACTCCAACTACGTTAAAGTCCCTACTATCCAAAGAACTGTTGTATTCATTAATAAATTCTCTTTCTCTGTAGATTTTTAATTGATATCCAAGTAATGATGGATCTTCTAGATTAAATGTTAAATCTCCATTTCTTACAACATCAATTTTTGGATTAATTGCTGAGATATTATGAATTACACCACCAGTGGTGGTCATACGTAATGTACGCTCAAAATCTGGTTTTGTCTCATAAAGAGTTTCAGATAATCTAAATTTATCCCTAGTATCTTTGACAATGTAATAAGATCCTGTACTCAATCCAGAAGCGACTTCAGTGCTCTCATAATACACTTTATCACCAGTATTGTATCCATGACCAGTATACGTGAATGAACCGTCAGAGAGACTGATAAACGTTGAATTGATACCTATTGTGTTTACGAGTATTTTCTTCTCATCTAAATTCAATTTAAGTTTTACTGCTGCTGTTGTTCCAAAACCAACAACAGTATTTGGTACAACACTCAATCTGACAGTATCGCCCCTTTGAAGACCATGTGTTGCAGAGGTACCAACAACTGTTGTAATTCTATCAACATCACCAACAAGTTGATTTTTATTGGTTTTAAGAAGATACTCTGCATTATCTGATCCATCACTATAGAAGAATAAACCTTCTGTTGATGTGGTCAGACCAACTTGTGTTGTTAATCCAATAAAATCAGTACCTTTATTAATTACATATACTTCCGATAATAGTGATGTTTGATTTGGTATGAAGAAAGTTGCTGTATTTAAATGATCATTACCAACAATCAAAGAATTTACACCTGGAGTTGTTGTTTTTGTAAAGGTAAGTCTCTGACCAGTCTTGAAGGGGTGATTTGGAAGATATATGGATCTACAAGGAATGGAAACCAATTCTGTGGTGATACCAACTTGAACTACCTTATTAATAGCAGCACCAATAGTTGTTCCAATACCAACAGATTCTGCTGCATTAAAGTAAACCAGATTATCTCTTTGAGAAGTGAATTTGCCCGTTTTAACTGGCAACTTAACTCTATCTGATGAAAGGTTTAAATCACTACCAAACGAGTGTGCTGCACCTGTTGCACCATATCTCTTAACTCTAAGAACGCCATTGGATAAGTTGTTTAGTACAGTTACAACTTCATCTCCAGAAGAAGAGACAATCGTTATCGAATTTCCAATTGATACTGTGTTGAATAGTCTTGATACAAATATATCTTCAGTTTTTCCTCCAGGCAAACTGGAGTAACTTGTCATTGTTCCTGCTAAACCTACAGACTCCGTACTGAATCCAATTTTCTTAGAACCGGCAAGATATGTGACTGAAGTCGAAAGACCGCTGATAAGAACAGTATCATTATTGTTAAAATCAAATCCTTTCAACTGATATGCGGATACTTGATTATCAGTATCCCAAACAAATACACAACCTACATTTGAATCCAAAGTAGTTGTGAGGGAGGTAATTCCTACTCCCTTAAGTTCTGAAACTTCTCCTCTTACACTAGTAGAACCTATAGTGTCCTCTAAATCGAAGTTGACTCTATCACCAATAGAATATCCTGTTCCACCATCAATTACTTGAATATCTGGCACATCACCTTTTAGAACTGATTCGACAATAGTAGATTGTTCAAAATCTTCATATGATTCATTAACAAAATCATAATCCGCATAAGGATCATTGACTTTATATGGGAAAGTATTTCGGACAAGTTCTTCGGTATTGAAGTCAAATGAGTGATCTAAAATTAAATTTTCCTTTATAACTTTAGACTTAAACTTATTGCCAACAAAGTATGGATAAGTCGGTATAAAGTCTGGAGAAACTATACTGGTAGTCACACCTGCAAAGTATGCATAAACCCCATTGGGGAAGTCTGGCGTTTTACAGAATCTTCCATTATGATGATCTAAATCACCAATATTATCATATTGATGATCTTCAACAAAGAATCCTGGTTCAAAACTTGGTCTATCTAGAACAGAACTAGTTCTTAAGACATATCCAGTTTCAAGTCTCTTAATACCAGATTGAATATCTTCTGAAGATGTATATCCGAAAGGTCCATAAATTGGGTTTCCATCATATGCCCACCCAATAATAGGTGAGTGAGATCCATTCAAAGGTTCGAAGTTGGATGCAAGATCTTCAGAATATCCATAAATTCCATATACTAAGGAATTTTCTTCATCATTCTTATAGAGATTTGAGTAAATCTTTGTAGAATTATTTGCCGATATCTTTCCAAATCTATAAGCATCATTTACGTTAAGGACTCTAATCCTAGTATCGAACAATACACCAGATCCTCTAGGATCTACAAATATGGACGTAGATGCAGAACTATATCCAATACCACTATTAATTACGATGACATCATCCAGTCTGTCATTGACCATAACAGGTCTCAAGATTGCTCCAGTTCCTCCAGAAGGATCTTCAATTGTTAAATCTGGAGTAGATTCATAATTAGAACCTTTATTCAAAACTTGAATATCTACAATTCTTCCATTTGAAATGACTGGATTAACTTGAGCATTTTTGCCTTTACTAATATTAATCAGCGGTTTTTTATGCAAATTGAGTGTAGTTGAACCATATCCAGTTCCAGACTCATATAAGTATGCATCAATAATTTCACCTGTTATTACAGGAGTAAATGAGAAAGTTCCAGTAGTTCCACCAAACGAAACATTAGCATCTACTCTGATCTCTGGATATTGGAATACTTGATATCCACTTCCAGTAGAATCAAACTTGACGTATTTTCCCCTACTCAAATCTGATGTGAACGTACCAGCAACACCAACATTGACAACTCTAAAACTATCTGAAGTTAGTCTCTGAATAGAGTATCTATTCAATGTGGAAAGACCAACTACTTCAGTTCCAGTAGTTTGATATGTAACAACTTCTCCAGTCTTTAATCCGTGATTATCAAAGTAAATCGTGTTATATTCGGTAGAAATACCGGATGCTTTAACTCTAAGTTTTCTGTGAGTATATCCAGAACCACCATCTAATACTTTAATCGCTCTTAAATTTTTCTGAGGTAAAGTTCTAAACTTATGAATTCCAGCCGCACTTGTTGCTGTTGATAGTCCGATGGTATTGATTCCCGTTACACTAGAGAATGCATCAATATCATTTTTGAATAATCTAATGGTACTAGTGTTTACAACTCTTGCAACATATTCGTCACCAATAGCAAGACTACCAGTTACTAAGTTATTTGAATCATAAGGGTCTCCAGTTGAAATTGGATCATTCCCATTATGATTGTAAATAATATGCTGCCCATCGGCAAGATTATGCTTCTTAGTAAATGTAATTGTTTCGTTGTTAATATCAATACCGCCACCAAGAATTAGATTGCGACTATCAAAACTTACTTCTCTAAATCTTTGTCCAACAATAGGTTCAAGTGAACAACCAGATCCATTTCCACCAGTCAAAGAAACTGATAAAAATTCTTGGAAATCAAAATCTTGGGGGTCAACAAAAACTTCTTTTACACTTCCTTTAACAACTGGTTCAACATATGCTGTTAAACCTGCTCCAGTAGAAATTGTAATTTTAGGTGGAGCAATTACATCATATCCTCTTCCACCATTAAGAACTTCAAACTCTTCAATAGGACCATAGTAGATCTTATCTCTAGATGCTGGACCAGAAATTTCTACACCATCAACTAATACACCAACATTACCATATTCTCTTTTTTCGCTCTGAATTTTAATATTATTTTGAGAAAGTGGAAACTTTCTTAAAATATTATTTCCAGAAAGTTCTCTATTTTCGTGACGCCTTAATGTAAAATTATGAACTCCAGTATTATTATTTGGTCCGATTCTTACAAACTCATTTCCACCCAATGTTGACTTGGATGAATAAACTCTGATTTCATTTTGTGCAACTAGTTTTACAAAGTAATACTCACCAGAAACTAATCCAGATAATTGATTTGTGGCAGTATATTTAATTTCATCACCATCTCTAAAATCAACTGGTGTAGAGAATTTGATAGAACCATAACTCTTAAAGTATGCACTAAAGTCTCCTAAATTGGAGACTGTTCCATCTAGTAATGAAGACTCTACAATATTACTTGGAATGGAGTATCCAGGTAATGAGTTTGAAGCAACGTAACCAAATTCCTGATTATCATTAGTATAGACGTTTAATGCATTAGCAATATAAACATTATTACCAACAGATATAATGACTCCAGAACTCTTTGATTTAACAAGTTTTCTTCTAATACTATACTCTCTAGTTGGATCTACGACAAATGTTCCTGTATTAGAAAGTGTAACTTCTTTGGAAATTGCATTTATGTTAGAGACTTGAGCAAAGGAAGAATTAGAAGAATTTGGATCGGGAACAACAACTTGCTGACTATCACCAATAAGAACTTCTATAAAATCACCTTCCTTCAGGCTTGACTTATCAATATCAGATTTCAGTGTGAATACGGAACCTGAAATAGAATCAACTTCAAATCTTGTGCTAGTATTGTAAATCCAAGAATTTGCAAATGTTTGTACCTGAGTCTTATCATTCGAAGGATTGAAAATAACTTCACCAACATTTCTGACAGTAATAAGTTCATCCTCTTCTATAAGAGGAATATCTTCTAATGCGACAAACTTGGAGAGAACGCCTGTGATTCGCATATCACATCTACTCTCAGTATCACCATCTTCATATCCAAAAATAGTTTCATCTTCTCTAACAAGATCATTCAGTTCTATCTTAGATGTAACTCCAGTACATCCATAAAACTGATTGATGCTCTTTGATGTATAGTCAATTCTATTATTACCAGAAATTATTGTTCCTGTTTGACCAAATCCAATTGTGGAGTCAACACTAATTACAGTATCATTTACATTAACTGGTTCTAAAGACCTTGATGCACCAGGAATTCTAAAAATTCCTTCAACTAATTCTCTGTCATTATATCCAACAAACAATCCAAGTTTATAGAATGTTTTTTGATTTCTAGTAAAGATCTCAACATTAGATACCGATGCATTTGTATCAAAATCATTTGATTTGAATATTGTTTGACCTTCCAGTTTGAATGGATTGCCAGATATATTTTCTGCTACAATAATTTCTCTTCTAATATATTCTGCAGAAGAAGGTTTGATAAGTCTATTTTCAAGATCAATTACAGTGGCTTCAGCACCATATAATACCTTAAACAGAATCTTGATTGATTCTGCAATACCTTTAGATTGATAAAAATTTCTTGCGTGTTTAATGAAGTTTCCAACATTCAAATCAGAAACAAAATCATATTCCTCAAGACCAGGAGTAAAAGTTCTCTTTAACTTTTTATAGAATTCCTGTAAGAATAGGACACTAAGGTTTTTCACAACTACTGTTTGATCATGATCGGCAGCAGCAGAATCTCTAAATGTAATATTTTGCTTATTTACATTGCTGAAAACACTAGAGATGCCAACATCATATCCAGTGATCCCACTAAAACCACGAACACAACCAGTAAACGAAGTTGCAGTTTTGTCCGTATACGTTACAATTTCATCACCGATCTGTAACAAACCGTACTCATCTGGGAATCCAACAGTTGATGATACATTAATAACAGTATCGGATTTAGATACTGCTGATGAGAGAGATACTTTACCTACGACAACCTCAGGGATGAGATTATCTAACTTGATATAACGATCAAGATTATCGATAAGATCAACATTTCCGCCCTGGTGCTCCAGCGACAGATAATATTGTTTGAAAAATTCGACAGCTTTTGGAAAGTCTGCAACTAAGAATTCTGGAAGTTGGCTCTCAATAATTTTATTGAGTTGCACTCTCTTCTCAAAATGAGACATATTTTATTTCCTCTCTAGATCTCCGTTTGAATAACTTGAAGTATAGTAATCTCTTGTGAAAGATACCCCAGAAATGTCTTCGCCAGAAGCGATAACATCTTTAATCATATTTATCTCGCTATTTGAAATGCTAAAAGAAAGATATAAATCTTTTAGACCAACAACATCATTAGATTCTGGGTACGCTTGAATCTCAATAATATTGTTTGGTCTATCAGTTTCCACGATATTTAAGGTATTGAGAATAACTTCTCCTTTCATGTAATCAACAATGCCCGCATCTCTTGCAACAATAACTTTTTCACCGTTAGAGTTGACTTTGACTACTGAAATAACTCCTTTCATCAAGTCTGCGTTTGGAACGTCTGTGAAATATACAACTGAACTTTCTCCAGAGAGTTTAAATCCAGTAGATTTAATATTGAGTCCATTTGGTTTTACATTGAACCTATTACCAAAGCAAATCTCATATTGTGCAAATTGACCAATCAATACCTTTATATCTCTTCTAATTTTAACCTTAGTGATATTAGAAGTAATTGCATTATCAACACGATCAATCAATTGAAGTATCTTACTATACTTAAAACGACCACCAAAGCGGTTCATATCAATATCTTTGGAGTATTTTGTCAAACTATCAATAATATTTGTTCTCAAGTCGTCAGTATTGGATACTTGTGCCGAGTTGTAGTAAACATTTGACTCAAGTTCAACGTAAAGTACCTTAAGATCAATGATCTTTTGGTTAATACCTGCAATTGAGTACTGTTTTAACTTATTGAGTATGTTTTGCTTGTCAAAATCGGAGACATAAGTGCCATTTTTTGGTTTGATGCTGATTTGAACAGTTCCAAACTGAGGTGGAGTCAATTCTTCGCCACCAACTACTGCAACAGAGTCTGTATTTGGATAAATTGACTGAATAATCGCCTCATAGTCCCTTGATGTAACCGCTCTATATTGTGCTGAGTAGAGTCTTGGAGCAAAATACTTGATAGAGGACACATTTTCAATTTCACCGCCGTTTTGCGCCTTCTGGACGGTGGTTACGGGTACAGATGCAGTAGGAATTACCCTAACATTTGACTGATCTACAAAATTTCCTTGAAAATCAAAGACGGAAGGACCATTTCCACTTTCACCATCGGTAACAATGTACCTAACACTAATAACTGCGTTGTTTTCTACCTCTTTTCCAAAATATCCGTCACCAAACAAGAGTTCATAGTGCTCATCTTGCACTTCTTGCAATAAGAATATCTCAGATGTCTTATCAATATTTAAAATATTGTCAACTTTCTTATATTCTATGCCTAAACCAGTATCATTGATGCCTTTTACAAAAACAGTGATCGTGGATGTGTCAATATTTGGATTGTCAAGGATAAATCGTTGATCAACAGAGGTATTAACTAAGAATTGTCTTGTTAAATATGAACCTTGACAGATTTCAATGGGTTTTTCTGCAGTTCCAAATTGCGCTACCCCGTTTATGACGGAAGCAGTGATATCTTGTGGTGTAGAGAAGCGATACGAAGTGTTATCTTGCCTCCCAAGGCACACTAAACCTGCTTCAAGCGTGATAAAATCACTAGTGGTAGTCGTAGGTACACTGAATGTTACGTGTGCCTTAGCGGCGCTTTTGGAGCGAGGTATATAACCAATGTTTCTTGCCAGTGAAACCACGTTTTCACGAACTGTTGCTCCATCCAGGAAGGATTCATTTACAACTAAGTTCGCATTAAACGCACTAATATAGGTATTGTACGCAAGAGTATCGATCAGGACCGAAAAATTAGATCCTTCAAAGTCAAAATCTGTGAAATTTGAATTTGCACGGAGATAATCTTTGATCTGAACCTTAATTTGATCGAAATCTAGATTAGTAAACTGTGTGAAAGGCATATCTTATCGTGTTGCCTCTAATATGAATGAAAATGCTTGGGGTGGAAAATCTTGACCTACAATGTCAAAGAATACATTGATATCAAAACTATTATCATCAGGTCTTGGATCGACTTCAACTTGTATATTTTCAACTCTATCCTCATAAAATTGAATTGTATCGGTAATTTGGTCCTGAATAATACGTGCAGTACCGACATCAACGAACTCAAAGAGACTTCTGCGAATGTCAGACCCTAGATCAGAGTTAAAAAATCGTTCTGTCGGTATTGTTTCAACCAAATTACGAACTGAGCGTGAAACAGCACGCTCATTAATCAAGACAGGAAGGTCTTTCGTCACAGGATGTGGATCAAATGATAAACTAATATCCTTGAATGCTCTTGAAACCCTCTTACTAGGCATTGAAATGATAGATTTTTCTGAATTTATTTATACCTTCTACTCAGAAATCTGACCATAAGTAGATTCTGTACCATTATCATCACGAATTTTTTCATATAGTTCAGTTTGCTTCTTAGAATCATGCTTTTTAGGAGTCATATCATCATTAGCAATCTCACGAAGCATCTTCTGATGCTGATCATTAGCTAGATTGTCGAGAAAATCGTTCATTGTTTCATTTTGGTAGTAGTCAGTAACGAGTCTTGTGGTTCCCCACATCTCTTTCATGTAGTTGGAACTTCTATCGACAGGTGAATTGCCCATTTTATCTCCTAATATAGAAGAACTTTTAGAGGGGTTACTATCCCTTATTGGTATTTATTTTAGTATCCGCGTTTAATGTTAGGATTATTACCATATTGTTGAATCCTACTTGCAAGTCCTTTTAATCCTCTACTAATTGCGTTGCCAGTTCTTCTACCGATATCAGTCTCTGAATTCTGTCCAATCGTTAAACTAGTACCAGGAACTGGTATTTGAACATTCTTAGATCCTGACTTAGATAATTGATCAAGTGCTGAACCTGACTTAGCTTGATTAAGTATTGCGTCACCAGTCATCGTGGCATATGGTGCAACTATACCAAGTGCTGCTTTTCCTTTTTGCAACAGATTTGTATCCTTACTGACTAGTGCAGGAACGTTGGCGGCACGTTGAAGATTCTTAAAAGGTTGAACTCTAGTCATAATCCTATTAACGGGACGAGTCACCGGAGATAATGCTTGTCCAACTCTATCTCTTAATCTAGTCAGTGCATTACCAGTACGTGGTTTAGTAAGAGTACCTGCAGTAGCAGCATTTTCTGTAAGTATAATATTTGCTTCAGTATAGAATTGATTATATGTTTTCATTATATCAATCTGGTTTTAAATATTTATTAAAAAAGAGGGGTCGATGCCCCTCAATGTATTAACCTCTACCTTGTCCGCGATAGACTTTCTTTGCATTATTGCGAGAAGACGCTGCGTACTTCGTGTTTTTTCCGGACCCTTGACGAGTTTTCTTCGGTTTAGATTCAACGAATGTTTCGCCAGAAAGACCAGTTTTAGAGCGTGCCATAATTAACCTTTAGTAATTTTAGTATCAAGTTCCGAGGGGTTCGGAGACCCAGTAGAGTAGAAGTCCTCTGCTAGGTCTGTAAGTTTATCAAAGTATTCAGTTTCGGTCAAGCCTTCTGCAAGTACTTGACCCCTATGGAGAATTGTATAAAACTCCTGTGTCATATCAGATCACGCGAGTCTTTTCGTGACCAACTCTGACGCGAGGATCACACCATATCTCAAATCCTGCTTCCTTTGCATCCAGACAGAATGATACATCCTCTCCACACATATCTTGTACTTCACCAGATTCAAAGATCTGCATCTTCGGTGCAAACCAAGGATACTTAATCTCCTCGTGCTCAAAAACACCATTCTTAATCAGCAACCAACCAAATCCTGCATAGTCTACAGTAAATGGTTTCTTACGCTTTACAATCGTCTCCAGTGTTTCGTGATTCATAACACCACCATTGTTTCGGAAGTCATCTTCTTCCATCCAATGTGCAACTGATGTGGTCTGACCGTCTTCGGTACAATACCAACCACTTGCAATATTCTGATCGATCAATACTAACTGATAGAACTTCTCAGTGTTAAACACAATATCACTATCAATCCATAACTGATAATCATACTGTAACTTACCATCCCAGGGTTTCTGATCTGGTCCACGCAATACATTAGCACCAAGACACTTGCAACGTGCAAAGTTCACCATAGAACTATAGTCTTGACTAATCTGAATACTTGCTCCAGATTGTACAAGGTCAAAACATAGTTGTACAAAGTTCTTCAGATATGTGTAAGATACACCACGACCTGGTAAACAGAATACAACGGTCTTTCCCTTGATCATCTCTCTTGCTTTTGCATAGTCCCATTCTGGTTCTGCTTCTTTTTTAACAACAGGTGACTTTGCTTTTACTGTAAATCCTTTTGCCATAATTATGTCAAATTAAAATGTTGAATGCATTCAAGTGTAATTATACTCCATTATGAGGAGCACGTCAATCTTTGAGTTCGGTAATCACGATAGCATCTCCATCGACTTCCATATTGATTTCTGTACCCTCATACCACCCGAATTCGGATACTACCCACTCAGGTATTTGAAGTACATATTCACCAGTTACTGGATCGATCTCTACAGTCGTAAAATTTTCTCCGGGATTTTTTTTCATATCAGACATTTCAATATCCATTCTTGGTTTATATAGAAAAGTGTAGAGTTCTATAAAGAGCTGGCAAAAGCAAGACTTTATAGATTAATGGTACCTTAGCGTTTTATATACGGGGGGGCATACACGGCGGCGGGCGGCGACCCCCACAACGGGGGCACTGCCTATCACGAACCCATAAGACTGTCAACCCTCACCCACGAAGGAATCGTGCTACGTGTTCCCGTTTGCGTAGTGGCACAAGGCGGGTGTACTCTACCCAACGCTTACCCAATTCGTGACGCTTGATCAGTCCCTGTGCTGCCATCACCTTAAGCAGCATTGATAGACCCGTGCGTGCTTCATTAGGAAGACCCAGAGCGGCGTTGATATCAGTGGGGCGCATACCGTTCTGTGCCATACCATCGTCGCCGTCATCCATAGGAAGGACTGAAAGGATCGCCCACTGATACGTGGCACCAAAGGACTGACGACGTGTGATTGAGGTGAACATGGTTGGTTTGTTTGCTTGTGTTTATTGTACAGGATCAGAAGGGAGAATCGCTATCTCCCTTGTGCCAGTTATTCAACCGAACATCGCTTCCGCTAGTTCCTCCCATGTGTGGTACTTGGTAGGGTTGCCGGGTTCGGGGTTTGCCTTTGGAGCATCAGACAACATGCACGCCCAAGCGTTGACGTGGTAGGTGTAAGGTTGAAACGTATTGTCATCCTCACAGTATGCAAGACCCTGACGGGGGATAAGATCGCCGTGATGGGATGCGTAGTTTAGATGATCCATTGTGTGGGGTTCCAACTGAGTTAATTCTACAGGGTGAAGGGACCGAATCGCGATCCCTTTACAATTGTTTTAGAATGCAACCAGTTGATCGATGTCCCATTGATCCACTTCGGTTGCTGTTGATTGGATCCACTGATTGACGTGCTTCGTTGTGGTGACACTGTAGCGGGTGCTGCTGCGTATCCATCCCTTACCAGGCACCAGAGCAGCGACAGGGGTCTTGTATGAGAAGAATACCGACGTACCGTCTGCCAGGTCAACTTGAGTTTTGTTTGCGCCGAGTGATTGAACTTGCATGGT